CTCCTTAATCTACATCTATTGGTTTATCAGTTAAGAAACCCTCACACATTGATGGGGTCTCACTCTTACATATTAGCTGTTCATTGCCAATAACATCAGGTGGTATAAGCAATGGGTCTTCCTCAGCTAATCTGTCTGTTAATGCACTACAGCCGGACGAAATTATTGCCACAGCTAAAGGCAAAACGTAAAGTATTGTAAGTATGCTAGAACGGAATGTCATCTTCAAATCCATCATTTGCTACAGGTGTTATTGGTTGTTGAGAGGGCGTAGGTTCGTCATATCCGCCAAATTCAGGTTCACCCTTAGGCTCACCTTTACTGTCTAACAATTGTAACGCAGAGTTAAATCCGGAAAGTTTAACCTCAGTTACATATTTTTTTTGACCAGTATTGTCTTCATAACTTCTGTGAGTAAGCTGTCCTTCAATGTACATTTTAGAACCTTTACGTATTTGAAGCTTCTGACAAATATCTGCTAATTTATCAAAGACTACGACTCGATGAAACTCAGCCTTGGTCTTTTTCTCACCAGTAGACTTGTCTGTCCAGCTTTCATTCGTTGCTAAATTAAGCAAAGCTATTGTTGTCTTAGCATGTTTATACTCTACGTCTTTAGTAAGATTTCCAACGAGTATTACTTTGTTTACCATTACATCTCCTTAAATTAAATTAGGTGGTTACTTAACGGTAACCAATCGGTAGCGTTTGTCTTTAACTTACGAGGCTAGGATACCCCGACTTCAGCGTAGGTGCTACACCTCTGAGTTCTTTTTGGCAAAATCAGTTGCCGCTTCTACATTACGTTGATGCTTTGCTTCTTTTTTATCTTTAGCCTCCTGAGCTAATCTAACACCACGTTCTGTCATGTATGAAGATTCGTCTGACCGTAGCTCTTTCCATACAGCAGTCTTCAATGGTACATTGCCTTTAAAATTAGTAAGAACTTCTAGTATACCTTCTTCATCTTCTTGCTCAATAGCCATTGATAAAGCTGTAGAAATGTAAGCAACTGCTGATTTCATAGTCAGCTCATGCATAGCAATGTGTGATTGTTGCAACTGTGCATTCTGTACCTCCTCATAGCTGGCAATTTCACCGCTAGGCATTAGACCGATACCAAAAGCAAGACAGCGCCCAATTGCGGATGTCTCTGCACATTCAACATGAGAGGTTTTATTAATATTGTTAGCACCCTCTACTTCTCTAGCATGACCAGTACCTCTGATTACACCATCAACAACAGCGTGTGCTTTAAAGATTACAACACCATCTGCATCTTTAACCATCTCAGTTAAAATTTGCCCATTCTCGTACATTTCTTTAAACTTGTGAACACGATTAACCACCATGGCATAATCTGCTCCACCTTGTACCTTAGTTGTCTTTACATTCGCCATTATCTATTCTCCTTATTTTTCATACCTAGATATTGATACTTTGCCCATGTGCATGGTGTACCAAATTTGTTTTTGCCTTTTACTATTTCAGTTGGCTCTACAAACATATGACCTTCATCTTTTAAATCAAATATAACAGCCGCTAATCTTGTGATGCTATAAGTTTCATCAGCTTGTCTATGTGTTATAGTTCCATTAGTTCTAACAAAAGCTAAGACCTGTTCTTTTTGGGTACTCACGATTTACTCTCCTTATTAGTAAATTTGTCAAATCCAGCACGCTCTTCTTTGTACTCATCATAAGCTGGGTGTTCTTGATTATCTAACTCCTGTAAATTTTCTTCAGAGTTAATCTCATCGTAATAGTAATCTGATATGCTCATTCTTATACTCCTAAATCAAAAGATAAGCGGTCTTGTAATATGTCCGCAATTGGTTTTTTGAAATCATAATCGTATGGCTCATCATTGTAAGGGTCAATGTATCTGTAATTACTAAGCGCTATTAAATTTTCAATAGCTTCAGCAAGTATTAAAACATTGTTAACTTCAAGTGTTTGGTCTAAGTCATGTACGATATGCTCAACTTCCATAACAATGTTGTCAGCGTCAGTCATACACGCATCACGTGCATCATCAAAGTTTGCTTCCCATTGTGACTGCCATTCGTCACCAGCTCTTAATTCTTTTGCAGTCTCCATTATTTACCTCCAGCTTTTTTAGCTTGTCTAGCTAGTTTTCTACGAACCTCACGAGAACCTACTAAAACACTCTTGGTAAATTTCTTACCCTGACCAAATGCTAACTGTGCAAGCTTGGCTTTTTTTGGATTATCTACTTGTGGCATATTGCCTCCTTATTTGTTATGTGATTCAATCAATCACGAAGTGAGTATATCAGAAACGATATATAAAGTCAACCTAAATTTAATAAGAACTCTTCAGAGTAATTAGTATTAGATAAAACTTTATCGTAATGTAAATTAAGAATTACGCAACCATCATCAAGAACCATGTGACTCATAATTCCAAGAGTTTTAAGCTGGCTTACCTCACTTAGTTTTAAGCCATTCTGTTGTAATATTGAACGCTCACTCTCAACTCTATCATCATCGCCCCAAAGAGACACACACACCATCTCCTTATCGTTCCATCTGTAATCTGCTACGTTAATTAATTTAACTAGTAAGTCAGTAATATTCATGCGAACACCTCTATGCCTTTGTCACTACGAACATCTTTTTTTAAGACTGCACCAATAATATCCCAATGCGCTTTTGACGTTTCAAGAAAATCTAACCCGGCTTCTAACCATTTTTTGTGGACTTTAACACGTTGTGCAATACTCGCTTCTCTCATGTAATGCCTGTACTCATATGCCCAAAAATATGTCATGCCAAGATAGTTAGGTGTGCCAACAAAAGTCTCATCAAGTTTGATTAGAGCATCAGTAGCATCCCATGATATTGTGTTTAAGTTGATTGAATATGTAGACATAGTATCTCCTAGTTTGTGGGGAGGTTGCCCTCCCCGGTTAAATTACTTGTCAGCTCTAGCTTGAGTAACTTCAAACGCTTCAGCACCTAAACAAACCTCGCCTCTGTCGTTAAGCATAAGGTGTTCTAGTGCCGCACTTTGCTCGATGTCTTTTTGCTCTGCTGAAATGTGAGCTTGACCAAGTGTAATTACACCAAGCATAACAAAGTCTAACAAAATTTTTACTGGAGGAACTTGACCATTGCTTCTCCACACAACAATGCCATCAACAAATTTAGCATCGTTCCATTTTGTCTCAATTGAATCGTCATAAGAATAAACGTGAGTGCCATAATCAACAACTTGAATATCTTTTGCAAGTAGAACATCGCCAGTAAAAGTTAATGGAAACTGTTTCCTGTGGTCAGTCATTCCTAATTCTTGTTTCTTGTAAAGGTTACTTGCAATATAAATTTCGTTTGGTAATGTGTTCATTTGTATCTCCTATGGGTTAAAAGTGTGTAATTCATCTCAATTACGAGGTAATTATACAACATTTGAGACCATGTGTCAAGCTTTATTTAATTAAATAGAATAAATAAATTAAAAAAAAAGGGAGGTTGCCCTCCCCGGTTAATTTATAGTGTGTCAATTATTTCTTGGTTGCAAGCTATGTATCGTTTGCAGATTTTTCTATATTGCTTAACATCTGCCTTGCTCCAGTTAGAAAAAATAGTTTCAAAACTCCAAAAACTGCGACCATATTTTTGATGAAACTTTTGAATTTCTAAATCAATTGATTCTTTTTCTGCATTTAATTTATCAATATTTGTCATTAAATTATTGCTCCTATTTTGTGGGGAGGTTGCCCTCCCCGGTTAAAATTAACGTATATATTTAAAGCCTCTGTCCATTGTTATTTTTCCCGGACTTTGACCTGCTTCTAATAAATTAAAATATTCTGTTGGTGTCATATTTTTAATTAAAAAAGTGATAAAACGTTTAGCTATATTTCTGTTGTATTTAAATCTACCAACAAATTCACCACGTTCACCATTCAAAAAATCATAAGTCAAATATTCACCATCAAAATTAAATTGGTCTCTGTTAAATCTATTCATTTGTATCTCCTATTTAAGTTAAAAGTGCCATCAAGTTCTCAATGACAAGGTCATTATATCATAATTGATATGTTCTGTCAAATTAAATAGAAAAATAAATTAAAAAAAGGGAGGCTGTTAACCTCCCCGGTAGATTGTGTTACGTTACGCCGCAAGCATCTCAGTAAGCAATGGAAGGACTTTTCTTACCTTAGCCTCACGATTGTATATCGTAGCAACTTTGTTAGCCTCATTCTTAAATTTGGCGTGACTAGACCAGTCAGTCAAAGTGTTAAACAATGCCCAAACAGTAGTACCCATTTCAGCTTTGTATTTAAGAAATGTTTCCTCAAGTAAAACCTGAAGTCTGTCGCTCTTGCCAGCTACCTGTTCGAAAATTTTAGTAGCTGTAGCATTTGTAATACCTGTCTTAGCATACTGTTGCCAAATTTTAACGTTAGCTTCGTAGACCTCAAGAGCTGTCTCCATTTTAGCTATAGCAACATCAGTATCTAGCGTGCTAGTGTGTTTAGCACTATATGAAGACAATGAATCGACTACAACCTGACCGTTCATACAAGCTAATCTAACAGCGCCTAGCATAGACATAAACTTCCAAGTACCATCACATGAGTTAAGCACCATAATTTGAAGCTGGACAAAGTCACCAACATCAACTGCCATTTCATGAGCTGGGAAAGTATAAACAACTTTAGTCTTAGCTCCATTGTGTGAGTAGTGGATTTTTTTAGTCATGCCAGTTCTGTCTAAGTTCGACTTCATAATTACATCGTGGAACTGAGGCATGATGTCAGCATCTTGAACTAGATTATAGTTTTTACCAACAACTGCAATTGGCTCACCAGCTTCATTAACAATAGCTTTGTGTGTCTCTACAGTTTTCTCAATCCATTCTTTTTTTGTAAATAAGCTTTGCTCATAAACTCTTGGGTATTCATTTACTATTTCCATTGTATCTCCTATAAGTTAAAAAGTTGTCTCGCCATCAAGTATGTCTCAATGACGAGGTCATTATATCAGTATCTAATTAAATAGTCAAGCTTTATTTAATTAAACAGGTGTATCAGTTTTAAACCACTTGTCACTAACATCACCATCATCATTTTTGACAGTCCAATATTGAGTAGTAAAACCTAATATGTCTCTGTCTTTTTGTGCATATCTTTTTTCAACTAATGTGACTTCACCAATATATGCATCATCCATCATCCAATAATGATAAAGTTTAACTCTGTTGCCAACTTTAAAATCTTCATAATTATTTTTTGATGGTGCAAACATTTTGTCTTCATCTTCAGTCATTAATTTGTCAAGTGCATCACTTAATATATTTACTGCTTTAGTCATTTGTATCTCCTATTTTATAATCCAAGCCTGTTTTTCTACGTTAGAATGACAGACACCACACGCTATTGCTGACCATGAAAAATGATAAACTGTAGCGAATTTGAAACATAGTGGACAGATAATTTGTTTACCATCTGCCCCAGCTCTAGTATGTTTGTCAACATACTTTGTATTGTGTGTAATCGTATACATTATTTTTTATTACCAGTTCGCATGCCAATGCTAAAAATATTCTTAGCCGCACTATCAAGACAATCAGTAATCTCATGTACAGTTTTATCAAGTTGCTTAATGTGTTTAATCAATATATCAATTTTTTCTTGTTGGTCTGTAATAACCATTTGTTGTTTTTGTATAACTTGAAAAACACTTCCATTTGGAAAACGTGTCATGTCATCTATAGCTATGTTGCCATTATTATCGAAAGCTTCAGAACCCCAGCCATTTTTAATGTCAAATGCTCTGTCAAGTCTTTCGTCCATGTCACGTATATCGTCTGAATAAATACTAAGTTCTATCATTTAAATCTCCTAAAAGTTAAAGTGTGGGGAGGCGAACCTCCCCGGTTAAATTACTTGATGCCTAACCTTATCATTTCTTTCTGCTCCCATCTTGAAACCATCATGCTTAGTTCAGCTTCAGTTGGGTCAAGGTCATCTAGGTATAAATCAGCTTCAACAAAATTCCAGTTTACAACACCGGCTGAGTCAACGTTTTCAGCTCTAACTACTGACCTGTTAAATGCGTCCTGTAGTATGTGTCTACGAGCCTGACCTTTAAGCATACGCTCTTTAGAATCAAGCCTAGCAAGTTCAATGTCATCTAGTTGGTTGTTGATAATATCTAATGTGTTCATTCTAGCTCCTATGGGTTAAAAGTGCCACCGTTTATCTCGATGACAGAGTCATTATATCAGATTAGATACGTTCTGTCAAATTAAATAGAAAAATAAATACAAATAGTTTGCACTAAGTTTTTTCTCAGGGTATGATTCGAGTCTTGGTTTAGTGTTTTTTGGGTAAGCTTACAACCCGGAAAGCACAAACCCCCTGAGGTGGTTGACGTCTCAGAGGGTTCATTAAACTGGTGTTTGCCCACCGTTCTGTAGAAGATTATACCATCTCACAACAACTTGGCAAGTATCAGGATACGAGAGGTGATATGTCTAGCCGATACATGCTTCACTCAGACCTCTATAAATATTAAAGAGAATCAGCAATCGTATTCCATAGCTGTTGATTGATGATAGGTTACTATCGTAGAGTGCAGAAGGCTGAGTACCTATTACAAGGTAGCGATGACTCTAACCTGACTAGCTGTAATGGTGTTAGGCTCGGATGATACTGCGAAGGCTTTATACCGATGAGAATCTCTAGTTTAGTCTAGGCTATTCTAGGGATTTCTTTACCCGAAACTCCCAGCTCAGGCATTACCCGATAAGTTAAAAAGCTCTTTAAAAGGGATTTATCCCTCTGCTTTGTTTAGGAGAGTCTCCGAAGGAGAAGTCAGTACAAGAAAAAAAAACAAGTACCATACAGTATCTTTATTGATATAATAGAATCTTTTTCAATATATAATTCTTATGAAGAAAGCAATCTATTACCATTCAATTCCAGCAGAAATCAAGAAATTAGGCATCACACAGAAAGAATGTGCAGAGTTACTTGGATGTTCTTTATCAGGTCTAACTCATCGTATTGCCGCAAACAAACAACAGCTACATTGGGCAATTTATGGAGTCTCAAATTATTTAGGCACAGTAGATAATTTGCAACGTGATGTCGAATGAAGAAGTTGCTGAGACAATTCATAATCTTATGGCATTGCTAACCAAGATTGAAGACAAGCAATTAAAATCAGACTTGGAAGACCAAATCATTTCTTTGTGTGACCAGCTTAAATTTACTATGATTATGGATAAGCTTAAAAATGAGAAATGATGAACATGAAGTACAAAAAGCTATATGTCAATATTTAGACATTAGGAAGATTTTTTATTTTGCTATACCTAATGGTGGTAAACGCAGTAAAAGTGAGGCAGGAAAATTTAGAGCTGAAGGTGTAAAAAGTGGCATACCTGATTTATGTTTATTGATGAATGGCATTGCTTTTTTTTTAGAGGTCAAACGTCCAAAGAATGGCAAAACACCTAAAGGTAGATTGACTGCTAACCAACAAATTATGATAGAAAAATTAGAGGATGCTGGTTCAGACACAGCAGTAGTATATTCAGTTGCTGATGTCATAGGACAACTTATTGACTGGGGATTTAATGAAACAAAATAGAATCACTAAGTCAGCTCGCAATGAAGCATGCACCCTAAAATTAGACCGGTGCTTAGGCAAGGGAGAGACCACAGTCTTTGCCCACAAAAATACAGATGGAGTTGGCATTAAAGCAACTGATGAATTAGGTAGAGATATAGGTTTTTATTCATGTTTCAATTGTCACACCAGTTATGACCAAGGTCATGAGTATTACAGCAAAGAATTTATGGATGAGGTTGTAGAGTTTGCAATACGTGCGACTGATAAAAAACTGAAAGAAAAAGGTTTAAAGTGAATACCTTTGAAGAAGACTTAGAAGATGGACACAATGCAGAACAAGATGTCTTAAAATTATTACAGACCCAATATCCTAGTGCAGTTATTATTCCGGGTTACTGTAAAGAAATGGATATATACGTACCTGAAAAACACAAACGTTATGAAGTTAAAAAAGATTTTAAGAGTAAGTACACAGGAAATTTAGTAGTAGAGATTGGAATGTATGGTAAGCCTTCAGCGTTGATGACCAGTAAAGCTGACACATGGGTTTTTGTTACACCAAATCAATATGGATTTATAGAGAGAGAAAGAGTTAAAGATTGCATCATAGAAAATAACTTAGAATACAAAACGTTTGTTGGTAATGGTGATACAGTATCTAAGAATGCTTATCTAATCAAACAAGAATTGCTTTTTAAATATGCTTATAAAATTGTAAACTATGAGTAATAAACTACAAAGAATTTTAAAGAGAGACAAACCTAAAGCTGATATATTAGAGAACATGACTCGCACTTGGTTTAAAAATTCTGATGCACCTGAAGCTATTGTAACTATTAAACCTAATACCGCATCACGCTCAGTTAAACAAAACGCATTCTATTGGCGCATAGTTTCTATCATTGCTGATGACACAGGAAACTCACCTGATGCACTCCATACATATTTTAGCAGTCAATTTTTAGAGCCTTTAATTGAAGAAGTTAACAACAAACCAGTAGTAGTGATAAAATCGACTACAAAGTTAACTGTAAATGAAATGTCAAAGCACTTGTTAAAGGTTGTAGATTTCGCAGATGACTTAGGAATACGACTTGACTTGCCGGATGATTGGAGAGGTCTAGTAACTGCGGAGGTAGAGAGTGGAGACACAGGAGCTTAAAGAATTTCATATAAGAGAGACTGATACATTGCCATACTTGTACATTGCTTTACTAGAGTATTGTTCTGAGCTTACAGGTGAAACGATAAAAGATATAGATACACAAATGGCTTGGACTATACTTGGAGATAATTTTCCTACAGGAGAAAAACTAAATGGCTAAGATTGGATTGTATGATAACATTCACGCTAAACGTAAAAGAATCAAAGCTGGTAGTGGTGAGACAATGAAACGTAAAGGTGCTAAGGGTAGACCAACTGCCATGAACTTTAGACAAGCCGCTAAGACTGCAAAGAACCGAGGTATTAGATAATGGGTGCGCCAGTTAGAAAAGGAGACAATCCAAGGAGAGCGGCTTTCTTACAACGCATGGGAAAGATGAAAGGAGCTGAATATAAAGATGGTGAAGCAACTCCATTGCTTAAAAGTCTTAGAGCATGGGGAGCTTCAAGTAAAGCTGATGCAGTTGCTAAAGGTAAAGCAATTAGTAAAAGAAATGCGGCTAAAAAAACTAGGACAGCATAATGGCTAGACCAACTAAGTGGAGCAAAGAGTTAGAAGCTCAAGCCTACGAGTACATTAAAGACTATCAAGTGCATG